ATTCTGCATCCAGGTCTACAGATGCTACGCAGATGGACTTGACCAAGTTGCTGAGTTTGCCACTTCTGAGATGAACACCTACCAGTTTGCGTGGGTCATTGCCCACCTTGCTGGCGCATACAAGAACTCTACGCTGAACCTGGAAGTCAACGGCCCTGGTCAAGCAGTCATCAACGAGATACGCAATCTAAAGCGCATGGCAGTCTCGCTAGGAGGCGCTATGGGGCACGGATTGATGGACGTACTTGGTAGCATGACCAACTACATTTGGAGGCGTAATGACACGCTTGGTGGGCTTTCTAATAGCATTGGCTACCTCACCACAACCAACTCTAAAGAGCGGATGTTGCAATACATGAAGGATTACTTTGAGCGGCAGATGATAAAGATACGCAGCATGGATACGCTGGAAGAAATGAAAGGCATTGTGCGGGAAGGTTCCTTCTTGGGTGCACCCGGTAGGGGCAAGGATGACCGTGTGATTGCTACTGCCCTAGCTTGTGTGGCGTATGCAGAGCAGATTCAACCCAGACTTATTGCCCAAAAGATTACCCGGCAAATCAGTCATGCCCAGGAAAACTTTACCCCTGAACAAATCTCTGTAGGCAGAAACGTCAGCGATTACTTGAAACGCATAGGAATGTATGGAACACAATGACCTAACCATCGTGTCTGTCTACGGACACAACAACGGAGCCAGTGCCCTGCCAAGCATCAAGCGCAGCATGGCTGAACTTCCAGGCTCTAGAGGACTGCTGCTGTCTATTGCAAAGCCTGACAATCTGCCAAACAACATAGAGTGGAAGCAGATAGGGTTTATCAATTACCTCCAGTACTCTATTTTTATGATGCACCAGCTATACGCATTCATAGACACAGAGTATTGCCTCATCGTCCAAGATGATGGCTGGGTGCTGGATGGCGACAACTTCATGCCGGAATACTATGAGTACGATTACATAGGTGCACCCTCTCACTGCGGTTTTGAGCCACAGGGCGAAGGTTTCAATTTGTTTTTGAACTTCACCTGGGTGGGAACTCCCGGTGTTCGGGTGGTGCAAAACGGTGGCTTCTCTTTGCGCTCCAAGCGTTTCTTGTCTGCTTGCAATAAACATGGCATTACCCATCTACAAGCAAACGAGATACACGGATGGAATGAGGATGCCCAGCTTTCTGCTTTGCTCAAGCCCCAGTTGCAGTACTTGGGGTACAGGTATGCGCCTGACCACATTGCCAAATACTTCTCACTGGAGTACATGGGGCCAGGATTTCATACGGAAGAGTTTGACTTTGGTATGTTGCTAGGCTGTCATGCCCAAAGCAGGAAGCTAATGGATGATGACCATATCATTGTCCCTGCTGACCCTACAAAAGCATACGGTGAAATGGAGTTTTTGGACTACCTGCAATCAACAGGCTACACGGTGGAGTACAGATATGAAGCCCCTATCGAAGTTTGAACTCAAACGCCAGATAAAACGCTTCCATGCAGACAAGGATAGAGGTATCTCTATTAATTTGTTCTGCGAATTAGCGGGTATGTCTATGGCTCACTTCCTAGATGTGTTCATCAAAGACAAGGAACCGCTTACTGAAGTGGTGCAAATAAGGGTTGGCAAGGCCTATCAACAGTGGAAAAGCGGCAATGTACGGGTCATGCAGAACAAAGACAGGACAAGATACGTGGAATACAGGAAGGAAAGCAAGCCACCAATGATGGCAAGCATGGGTTTACAGGTCACATCAGGGGGCATAAAACTAAAAGTCGGCATGGTTAACCGCCATGACTATTCAGAAATCACACTTGACGAAGCACTAAGAGGGTAACTATGAGCGTTCTAAAAGACTATCACTGCGAAAATCACGGCATATTTGAGGCTTGGGAACCTGTATGTCCCATGAAAAATTGCAAAGGGGCACTGTCCGTTGTTTTCTTGAAGCCTGTGGGCACACGGTCTGCAAAGACCAAGCACACAGACAACACAGTCAAACAATTGGCTATGGAATACGGGATGACGGACGTTAAATCCACCCGAGAGGGCGAACACCAGACTGGTTACCTCAAACGTAACAACAAACTGTCTGACAAGGAGTTTGCACATGCTACAGATGCCATGAATGCCCAGAAGAAGGAACCCAGAGCCGGAGATGCGGCAATTTGGGGTGGCGGTGGTAGTATTAGCATGAAATCCGTTCTTGGTGGACAATTCAAGCCAGTGAAAGACGAGGCTGTGAGCATAATGCCCAGGGATGCCTCCCCCACAGGCTCACTATCCGGCCCCAGAGCGGGTGTTGGCACTATGCAAGACCCAGATAACCTGAAGGTGAAGACAACATGAGGATACCTACCAACCCCATAGATAGAGAATTGTTCTACCTTGACCTGATTGCTAAGTGTCAAGTCTCCCAACCAGAGAGGAAAGTAGACTATAGCTCCCTGCGGAGTTGGTATTTGTTCGGTAACGGGCCTGATGACTTCCCGGCCCTGTACAACAAAATCTTCCCACACATTGACCAGCTCACCAGTTTCTTGTATTCAGCGGAAACAACCCGCTTTTCCATTGACGTTGGTGCGTCTGTAAACCCAAAAGAGCAGGTAAAAGTCCCGGCTTTGACCCGTGCGCTCAATGATGAGTGGGTAAATAGCAACGCTGACCAAGTGTTTTCCGCTGCTACAACGTGGTCACTGGTCTACAACTCCACGTTTATCAAGCTCATCATCAACAACGGCATTCATCCGTACATGGTTGAACCCGCTTGTATCGGTGTATTGCGTGAAGATACGCCTTACTCTGATAGGCAAGAGGCCATTACCCAGACCTACTACATCACAAAGTCTGAGTTGTATGACCGTTTGTACAGCCATCCTAAAAGGGAAGAGATTGTTAAGCGCATTTCTGCTACCCAGCATGAGCGTACAGAAATTGCCAACGGTGTTGAGCGCATCATGTTGTCGCAGTCGAACCCGACAATGTACGGTAATGTTAATTTAGACCTTGCCGGACAGAATCGTTACAAGGCGACAGTCGCTGAAGACACGGTTGAAATGACTGAGTTGTGGGTGTGGAACGATGAAATCAAAGATTACCAAGTTGTAACCAAAGCAGACCCAGACGTAATCATCTATGACCGCCCTGGTGAGCAGGTGTTCCTCAAAGGTGAATTGCCGTTTGTGCAGATTTGCCCCAACCCCTTGTATGACTACTACTGGGGTGGCTCTGAGGTTCAGCGGCTGGTGTTCCTTCAGGAATTACGCAACAAGCGAATGTCTGAAATCTTGGACTTGCTCTCCAAGCAGGTTAACCCACCGACAGCACTCATTGGCTTCACGGGCATCTTGGATGAGAAGAACTTTGCGCTCAATCGTGCTGGTGGCTTGCTAGCAACTGACATGCCCAATGCGAAAGTAGAAAAGTTAGCGCCAACTATTCCGCCTGATTTGTTTAGAGAAATTGGTGAGATTGACCTGATGTTTGAAGAGGCATCTGGTATCGTGTCTGTGTTGCAAGGCCGTGGTGAAGCAGGTGTGCGCTCGTCTGGTCACGCATCCCAACTTGCCCGTTTAGGCTCTAGCCGTGCCAAGAAACGTGCCCTCATCATTGAGGACAGCCTAGAGAAGTTGGCAACGCTGTATCTGAAGTGTATGCAAGTCTACGATGCAACGCACTTCACAGACATGGACAACAACAAGTTCATTGCTGAACAGTTTACCCAGGACTTTGTAGTGAAGGTAGATGCCCATTCCAACTCGCCTATCTTCATGGAAGACATGAGAGAGCTTGCTTTCAACCTTTACAAGGCCCAAGTCATTGACAAAGAGTCACTACTTGACTTGCTGGAGCCACCAATGAAACAATTGCTCAAAGACAGACTGAAAAAGATGGAGGCAACGCAACAAGCTCAACCCGTTGCGCCTCCTCCAAAGGCAGAGGGTTAACCAGACTGAAAGCAGGTAAGACAATGGCTACACAAGCAATCGTTCCTCCTAGAGCAGACCAGCCGAGGATGGGCACTGAGCAACTGAAACGAGGCGAAATGCCCTCCGGCTTGACATATCGTCAAACTGGGGTTAAAAACAACACCGGGCGTAGTCAACGTGACTATTCTCGGCGAGGTTAACCAGGAGCTATCATGTACGGAACTAAACGTGGTCGTAAGACCCGGCGTT